TTGATACCTCTTGGAATATATGTGTTAATACCAGAATGCATATCGTGTCTTAAAATTTTAGCTGCGTGTTCTAGGTATGTATTTTTCTTTTCTATTTCCCAACCAATACAATCTAGTATGAACTTAATTGGCTCAATGAAACCTTTTTGAAACTGTATATCATAGTCTATGTATTTCTGTAAATCAAACTGCTTTGGTATACGAACAGGAAAAGATATAACAGTATCTTTCAATGGGTTTGGTTGTTTGAGATATGTAAACTTGAGTTTTTCACCATTTTGTATCATAGGGTGTCTCTTCTCTAAGTTCATTTTCTTTACATGATGATTGTATATCAAGGCACCTTTTACATGAATTGGTGTGCCTTTCTTGTAGATTGTAGCTGGGTCAATATAAGTTTGCATACCATTTACACCACGAGGAAAAGATATCTCTTCTGGTGGTAAATTCTTAAACTCTTCCCTAAACTTTGCAATAAACTCTTGAACTTCATCTTCATCTTTGGTAACAATAATCTGAGTGAGTTCTTTCATCTTTTCACGAATCGCATAAGGCGTTGATGACTTAACTGCCTCAAGACCCATAATCTTGAGTTTAGGTGTCGAATATCTGACACCCTCACTATCATGTACATTAATGATATAGTGTTTCTTACCAGTCCAGATTGCTCTGTCAGCAAGAACCTCACGTTTCATGAACATCTTTTGCTGATATGCATTCATGTATTCACGCAGACCATTAAATGATCTATCAATACATTCTTGCAATTTACCGTCACATACTTTGTCAAGAAAGTCAATTACCTTTGTCTTGTCACTTGTATCATCAAATACACTCTTTACAAGATCTTCAAGATTAACATAGATTGAATCTGTATCAGATGCAATAACATAATCTTTATCTTCTGTTTTGAGTATCTTGTTTAGATATTCATTCACATCTCGCTCAACCCATCTGGTAGATAATTGACCACCAGTTGTAATTGCTTCTGCACATCTTACATCAAAGAAACGAAAATACTGATTACCCAAAGCACCATAAGCAGAATTCAGTTGAATTTTTCTTGCCATCTGCATGTTGTCAAGTCTAGCGACTTCTTTTGATAGTTTCACTCGTTCAGATGGATTCTTCTCATTCTCGTATAGTTGTTGAGTTTCAAGCATTTGCTTCTTAAACTTAGATCTCTCATTATACATACGCTCCATCATAGCAGGTAGAAACCCTTGCATGTCTCTGCGAAAATGATAGCCATTTGCGGCCATGCTCAAGTTCTGTCTCTTGCAATATGATGTATTCATTTCTCTACCGAGAAGTTTATCAACTGTTACTGCTTGTGGCGGATAATCTAGAACCATAGTTTCAGGTGACACATTGTACTGCATAATCAAATGCGGATACAAACTATTCAAGTCAAATGACACAACCCAGTTGTATGCACCAGGTTCTGGTTCTTTCACATAAGCACCTTCATATGGATTGTCCTTGAAAGTATCTTTCTTTGGTGGTAGTACGATACCTTTGCCACGCAATTCATTATATATCAAAGTGTCCCACATTCTTACTTGTGTGAAGACATCTGTAAAATTCACTTTCGCATCATATGCAAGAACAACTGCGGTCTCAATCAATTTTAGTTTGTCTTCAAGTTTATCTACAAGATCAACGTCTTTCACGTTGTAGTCCATAAACTTCTGAAAATCTTGTTTATACAACTGATGCAGATTATCAAACTCTGAATAATCTAATTTACGCTCACCAAGTTCTACGTGTGCAATATGGTCAAGTCTGTAATTCTCTTGTTGTGTGTATGTGAATTTACGATAGAGGTCAAGATAGTCAAGTGTGGCGGCACCGACCAACTCAAATGCTTGTTGTTCTCGTGTGCCACCGAAACCCATTTGATTGACTGTTCTTTCACTCACAAACTTCCACGGCGACAATCGTTGATATTCAGGTTTATCAAACAACCTATTCATACGATTGACAAGAAACGGTATGTCAAAAAACTTTACGTTCCAACCAGTCACAATATCAACATCAAGTTTTTCCCAGAACGAAAGAAACTCTTGCAACATGTGAATTTCATTAGAGCATCGTACATACGTCACATTCTCATCACTTGGTGTATATTCACCACAACCAAAAGAATAGAATTTTCCTTTGACTTTTACGGTAATTGATATGACTTCTTCTGACGCAATTTGTGGATCAGGAAAGCCATTCTCTGAACCAGTCTCTATGTCAATGTTTGCAATACTGATTTGATTGATATCATAGTAGATATCGTTAGGGAAGTTATCGGCAATAAAACAATAATGAAAGTTTGTATTGCCGTAAATCTTGAAGTTATCTACACCCTCGTACTTGCGAATGAAATCTCTTGCTTCGTTAATAGAACCGCATGGAACTTCTGATACGTTCTCACCCTCAAGGGTTTTCCATTTAGATTCTTTTGCTGAAGGGATGAATAGGGAAGGGTTGTAATCTACTTTTTGCTTGAAGTGTCGGCCTTTGTCATCTATGCCACGATAGAAAATCTGACCTTTTACATTTTGGACGTTAGTATAAAAACTCATGCATTAAATCTGGTATATCTATATTGATAGGGACTCCCAATTTGATCTAGTTTATCATAACACAAAAGTATGTGCTTGTCAATCCAAGTTCGTTTGGATTGAAAAGCACCTATTAAAAATAAAAACTGTAAGTATGTTTTCCAATATAATGCTTTTACGGTTTCCATGGCAAATACTTGCCTTTAGTTTTTGCGTTTATAATTAATCCATTATGACGATTAGACCCATCATTTCTATACGAACAATGGACCCACCCACTATTTGGGTCGCCCTCTGGATCGTGAAATTCTAGTATAATCTGGTCAAAATCACAGTTCTTATAAACCCATGTCGCTAATTCTTTATTTGATAGTCCATTGATCTCAAAATCGGCGGCCTGGCCTTTTGCATGTTGTGATTTACCTGAACTTCCCACTGCTTCACATAATTTAACTGACCTGAACCCAGAGTTAATACGGACTGCTTTGCCGAAATGCTCTCTGACAGGTTGAAGAATATGGCAACAAAGATTTGTTAAATTGACAACTTCTTCCATCGTAGGTTCATTAGGTATGTTTCTACGAATAGCGGTATCTGAAAATGTCATTTCTTTTAACGAAAAATTCTTTGTCAGTTTCAAGTTTTGCTCCTAAAAAAGGCGGTCCGAAGACCGCCTCAAAAGTTATACTACTTTATGATCTACAACTTTCACTCCATCATTGATTGGAATTTCACGAGGTTTCTTTTCCTCAGGAATTACTCTTTCCAAGTCAATAGTAAGAAGCCCGTTATACAGGTCTGCACCCTTCACAACTACATCGTCGGATAGGGTAAATCTACGAGAAAATTGCCTCTTCGCAATTCCACGATGAAGGAAGTCATTTCCTTCCTCTTTTTCAGAGGGAACGGTCTTAATTGAAAGTGTGCCGTCCGCCACTTCTACCTGTAATTCGTCTTTAGAGAATCCAGCGAGTGCCATCTCAATTTGATACGCAAACTCACCAGTTTTTTTGATGTTATATGGAGGGTATCCTGTGCTTGCAGTAGCACCAGAATCAACATCAAATAGACGAGAGAAAAAAGAGTCAAATCCAACACTTGCTTGGAATGCTCTCTCAAAGTCTCGGATGTTTTGTGGGAATGTTATAGACATTTGACTATTCAACATAATTATCTCCTATATTAGCGAGATTAGTTTTGGAGTTACGCAATGGCTAACTCCGTGTGGCAATATGCCACAAAAAGAGGTGCCCTAAATTGGCACACCTCATAACAACTATAATTCTATTTATAAGAAATTATACCACAGATTTCGGATTTGTCAAGTTCCTGTAGATCCAAAACCACCATCTCTATCAGTTTTTTGTTGCGGTCTCTCTTGAATTTTTTCAATAGAATAATGTTCTGTTCTTCTCATTTCTGCTTGAGCAATTCTGTCACCATGCTCGACCAAAATTGTATCATGTGAAATATTTATCATTATACAATTGCATTCTTCTACATAATCTTCATCAATTATACCGACATTATTTGCAGTAATCAATCCTTTTTTTAACGCATTACCTGAACGAGGATGCACTTTAACATAATAACCAATAGGTATGTCAAATATCAGTCCAGTCGGAATAAGATATCTCCACTTAGGTATCATTTCAAGATAATCACCTTTTAGTGTTACTTCTTTTTTATGATTGTACTGATTGAATGCTAAAAGTTTAGCATCTTTTTTAAGGTACGCTTTAAGATCAAAACATGCAGATTTTTCTGTTGCTAATGCTGGTATTTCAACATCATTATGCAAACGAAAAACACCTAACTTTTGTTGTATTTTAATTGAATCCACGGTACTCCAATAATCAACTGAATCGCCCATGTCAGGACTTTTTGCCAATATTATATTTGGGAGTAAGTGTCCACTCTTCTTTCTCTGAAAATGAAAGTATTTTTAATTGATTGAGAGATACAACAGGATCTTTTGTTTTTTCTGGCTCAACTATTGTAAGCAATTCCCATTCTGCTAAAAGATTTGTGATTGTATTTCTTCTTGCAATATCATTTTCTGAAAAATTTGTAGGCTTACCATCTAGTGCAAACAATTCCTTGAAATGCACAATATAATATTTCTGTTGTTTGTGTAGAATATGACAAGACTGATAAATCTTTCTCTCTTTACGAGATGCTACACCAATTCTGGTTAGTGTTTCTCTCACTTTCAAAAAATCATCTGGTTCTTTAAGAACCACTTCCACCATATCAGTTTGCTTCCACTGGATCTCAGTTTCACCGCTCATGTTTACCACCTTTGCTCAATGCTTTCTTAATATGATCTAACTGATCCTTGGTGAGAATCCTGAGAGCTTGGAGTGCTTTATCGTCATTATAACCATAATACTCTTTGACTAACTCAAGATAATCAATAGAATCTT